CCGGAGCATACATTTGTATGTTACTCACAGTCGGCATTTGAAAAGCCGTTGTTTGCGGTGTATTACTACAAGAAATACGACCTTGACGGCTACTGCACAGGCAGTATTTGTCGTGTGTATGATGAGTCGTTTATATATACATACACAGGTCTTGACAGCTATACGGCATTGTCATTGCAAAATGTTGAACCGCATTACTTTTTTGATGTACCTATTATCGAATACAGAAATAATACGGAAATGCAGGGCGATTTTGAACAGCTTATAACGCAGATTGACGCATACAATGTGTTGATGTCAGACCGAATAAACGACAAAGAGCAATTCGTTAATTCGCTGTTGTTTTTGTGTAATTGCGACCTTGACACCGAACAGGCAAAAAAATTATTGGTAGAACGTATCTTAATGGGCGACGGTGATGCAAAGGCGGAGTATCTATCAAAGGTGTTGAACGAGGCTGATACAAAGGTGTTGCGTGACGACATCAAGGACGATATACACCGTTTGTCACACGTTCCTGATTTGTCGGACGAAAGTTTCGGCAATAATTTGTCGGGCGTGGCGATAAAGTATAAGCTGTTGGGATTTGAACAGCACGTCAAGAACAAAGAACGTAATTTTGCTAAGACGTTGAGAAAACGTTTGGAGATTTACAACAATTTCTTAGTGACATTAAACGCAATGAAAGAAGTGCCGTCGCACAGAGTTGATATAGGATTTACATATAACTTGCCTGCAAACGAACTTGAAATAGCACAGATGATTAATTACCTCAAAGGTCTTGCGTCTGACGAAACACTTTTAGAGCGTCTGCCGTTTATAACAGACGCAAAGGAAGAAGTTGAAATCGCACGCAGAGAACAGGCTGAAAAGTCCGCCGAAGATATGCGTATCGCTGAAAGTTCGGCAAGGAAAGTAAACTACAATGAAGAGTAAGGCATATTGGGTAAAACGTGCCGTTGAAGTTGAAACATATTTGCAATCGCAAGCGGACAGCGTTAAGGACGGTGTAATTAAGGCGTATGAGCGAGCAATCAAAAATGTAAACAATGACATTGAGAAAACGTTCAAAGCCTATATTTCGACCGATATACCCGAAAAAGAGGCACGCCGATTAATGAGCATAGCCGACAGCGACAAACAGTACGAAGAACTTCTTGAACTGTATGCCGAAACAGACGACAAGACAGTCAAAAAAGAAATTCTAAACCGTATAAATGCACAGGCATACGGTGCGAGAATTAGCCGATTAGAGGGACTGAAACGGAATGTATATATTTACTTTAGGCGCGTTGCAAACGAGGCTATAAAGGAGCAAAAGAAACTGTATGACAGTGCGGTAAAGACGGCGTATTATACGAATATTTTTGATACCGCACAAGGTTTAAACTGCGGTATTGATTTTCCACTTGTACCGCAAAAGGCGGTTAATAAAGTGTTAAGTGAGCCGTGGCACGGTCACAACTACAGCGAGAGAGTGTGGATACATAACGACAGATTTATACAGGCAGTCGGACAGACGATTGAGGACGGTATAATCAGCGGTCACAGTGTAAGCCGTATGACCGATAAGCTGATTGATTACGTCAAAGATACTGCACCGGGTGGAATACGAACATCAGCCGAAACACTTGTGCGAAGTGAAACGGCACATTTTATGAACCAAGGTCAGAGAATGGCATATGAGGAAATCGGCATAAAACAGTATCGTTTTGTTGCGGCACTGTCTGAATTGACGTGTGACAGGTGCGGAAGTCTTGACGGTAGCGTGTTTGATACGGATAAAGCCGTTGAGGGCGAAAACTTCCCACCGATACACCCACGTTGCCGTTGTGTTACGATTATGGCAGACGTGAATTTGACAAGTCGTATTGCACGCGATCCGCTCACTGGCGAAAATTACAAAGTTGACGGTGGTATGACGTTTGACGAATGGAAAAGCGGTTTGACAGATGAGCAAAGAAATGCGTTAAAATATGTTGCAAATAGTGAAAAACGTGGTATAATAGAGATGAAAAGAAAAAAGAACGATAATAAATCAGAAACTATGCCCAAAAAGCAACTTCAAAAAATAATTAAAAGGTTTAAGAAGTTGGGAGGAACTATTCAAATGAGCGAGGAAACGGATAAATATTTGGATAGTAAATTTGCAGAAGCAATTACATATGATGCGCATACAATTTTATTACGTCAAAAACCTAGTCGTGCCAGTGTATTTGAAGAGCTTATACATTCCGCTCAATATGGAACGGGGAAAAATGATGGAAGTTATATTAGTCGATTAAAGTGTGAAATAGAGGCACAAGAGAAATTACTAAGATACCAAAAAGCATACAGACTTACTAAAATTGAGGTCGAACAAACAGAAAAGGCTTTAAATGATTACAAAAATGAATTAAAACTATACTATAAAAAAGGCGGTGTGTGATATGGATATAATAAATTCATTGAAAATTGGACAAAATATATCGGTACAAATCAATGACAACGGTATAAACTTAAAAAATGGGGGATATGTTGCAGATGAAAACGGAAACCGCTTTAAAATATTATCAGTAGCGATGATAAATAATCATAAACGATTAATTGATAGTAATGCAGAGTTATTGTTGGCGGGAGATGTTAATAATATCGGAAAAAAATTATATACGATATGATTTAATGAAAAAGAGTGTGTAAGAAAAAACTAAATATAAATTAAATATTAAAAGCACGTTTGCAGACGTGCTTTTTTGATATTCAAATTTATTGAAAGGCGGTGATAGTGTGAGAGTAGGCACAACATACACATAGAAGAAAGGAATGGTGATCCGATTATCTCCCTGTTAGACGTGGGGTTATACGTCTTATTTTTATACAATTTTTTAAGAAAGGAATGATTTGAATGGCAGAGCCAACACCAAATCCATCAAAAACAACGGAGCCAACACCTCCGACACCTCCGACACCTCCGGAGCCTCCCGCACCGAATAACGGCGACAATCAAAAGGCGATTGATGACGCAGTAGCGGCGGCAAAAGAGAAGTGGGAAAAGGAACTTGAGCAAAAGCTAAAGGACGCTGAAAACGAGGGCATGAGAAAAGCCAAGTTGACAAACGAGCAAAGAAAAAAAGAGGACGACGACAAGGAACGAGCAGAATTTGAAAAGGCAAAGGCAGAGTTTGAACGTGAAAAAATCGTTGCATATGCCGAAACAGAACTTGCCAAAGTCGGATTGTCTGCCGAGATTGCAAAGTACATTGTAGTAGAGGACAAGGATAGCACAAAGGCGGTTATTGACAAGATAAAAGAAAGCTATGACAAAGATGTACAAGCAGGTGTTACCGAGCGTTTAAAGGGCAAAACACCGGATTTAAACGGTGGCAGTGGCGGTCACAACACAGGCAGTTTTATGGACATAATCAGAGAAAATCAAAGATAGGAGTGAAATAAATGGGTTATTTAAAAAATGAATTGACAGGATTTGTACCTGTCGAGCAAGCAACAGAAATCATCAAAATGGTGACAAGGGGTTCAAGTGTTTTAAGAATGGCGAAAGTCGAGGAAATGAAACACGAGAAAAAGAAGTTTAACGTACTTACAGACGGTCCGGGTGCTTACTGGGTCGGTGAGGGTGAAAGAATTAAGACAAGCGGTGCTACTTGGATTCACCCTGAAATCGAGGCGAAGAAGTTAGCCGTTATTATTCCGGTAACAAAGGAAAAGTTGGAAGATCCGACTATCAGCGTATTTGAAGAACTAAAGCCGGAAATTGCAGAGGCATTCTACAGAGCGATTGACGCGGCGTGCATTTTCGGTACAAATTCGCCGTTCAAGACAAACATTATGAACGCTATAGACAGCAAGCATATGGTTGTTACAGACAACACAAATATTGATATTGCTATATCTGACGCAATGTCAATGATTGAAGAAAACGGCTATGACCCGTCGGGATTTATCGGTCGTATCGGTGTTAAGAATATGCTGAGAAAATTGCGTGACGCAAACGGCGCACCTGCATATGTCAACGGTACAACAGGTGGTGAGTTGTACGGTCAGCCTATCGAATTTGTGCGCAACGGTGCGTGGGACAACAAACGTGCCGATATTATCACAGGTAACTTCAAGTATGCCGTTGTCGGTATGCGTGCAGGTATCAATTACGAAATTCTTACCGAGGCTACACTACAAGGCACTCTTGACAGTGACGGTAAACCGCTATCACTTGCGGAGCAGGATATGGTTGCAATCAAAGCTACTATGCGTTTAGGTTTCCTTGTGGTTAAGGACGACGCATTTGCCGCATTTAAGAACGGTGTTCCGACACTTGGCGAATTGACAGTTGAATCGGTTGCAGGAACAACAGGCAACACTGTTATTACAGTATCGCCAAAGCCTATCGGCGGTCACAAGTTGGTTTACAAGACTGTCGCAAGCACCGCTCCAAGTGTTGCGTATGACGACGATTTGTCGAAGTGGACAGAGTTTAACAACGGTGACGAAATCACTGCGACAAACGGTCACAAGATTACAGTTGCGGAAGTTACCGCAGACGGCAAAGCGAGAAAGTCGGGCAGTGCCGACGTTGTAAGCGGTGAATAATATGGAACAGTTGGGGACACTAAAAATGTTGTTGGGAATTAAGGACGACGAGCAAGACAGCTTGTTGTCCTTTTTGATTGAGGACACGGTTAATATGATTATGGCGTATTGTCATATTGATGTACTGCCACGTCAGCTTGAAAGCCTTGTTCCGAAGATTGCGGCGGATATGTACAGGGCGAAAGGTTACGGGGACAGTAAAAGTCCCGAAGTAGTCAAGAGCAGAAGTGAGGGCGAACGTTCCGTCACATATGCCGAAACCGACAATGACAAGATTTTCAGCAACTATTATAAACGCCTTGACCCGTTCCGTAAACGAAAGGGGCGTGTTCCGAGTGACATCAGTATTCAGTGATTTTTACGATAAAACTGTTATAATTGCAGAATATGAAATTGACGACTATACAGGTAAAACCGAAAAGACTGTATTGTCCGAAATCAAAGCCGATGTACAACCGTACAGCGGTGGCAGAGCAAGAGAGCAATACGGTTTGGATATAGAATGTCAAATGCGTATGTTCTGCGATATGTCAGACGACGTAAAGGTCGGTAACAGGGTTGAATATGACGGCGACATATATGATATAACATATGTGCAGAAATGGGACAGCGGTTTGGTAGCAATGCTCGAAAGGAGTAGGCTGAAATGAATTTTTCAATCGAGGGGATAGAGAACGTTGTTGACAAGCTGACACAGTATGCGTCGGGCGATAAAATACAGCGAGGTTTGGCAATGGCGGGTGAAGTCGTAAGAGCGCACGCAGTGGCAAACTGTCCTGTTGCAACAGGACGTTTAAAGGGCAGTATCGTAAGCCAAGTGGACGGTGACAGCGTTGCAATCGGTCCGACTGCCGATTACGGTATTTATGTCGAATTCGGCACAGGCTCAAAGGGTGATAAATCTGTTTCGCATACGTCAAAAAGACACTGGACGTATTACAGTGGCGGTCGATTTTACACAACGTCGGGGCAAGCACCACAGCCGTTCCTCGTACCTGCACTGAAAAATAACATCAGCGAGATAATCGCTAAGTTTAAGGAGGTGTATAACTCGTGAAACGAGTTATAGCAAGCAAATACGAAGTATTTGTGTTAGCGTAGGGAGGATGATACGGTGTTTGATATTGGTTTGGAATTGCGGGACATTTTAAAGCAGATAGACGGTGTAAGTGTATGTTTTGCTTATCCCGATAATTTTAATAAATTGCCCGCAATAGCATATTACACGCTAACGGACAAAGGCTCAATGTCATATGACAATACGGTCGTTACGAATGATACAACTGTTCAGATTGATATTTACGCCGATTATCCGCAAACGTGTTTTGAATTGTCGGAGAAAGTATATAAATTGCTTACGGATAATGAATATTATCACGAAATGACAATGGACGTACCCAATCCCGACACAAGTATAAAACACAAAACAATGAGATTTGTAAAAGTAGTAGAAAGGAATGATTGATTTATGGCAAATACAGAAAAAAGAAAACCACTACCTACAATAGGTGTGGACAAGTACACATTTTTCGTAGTTTTAACAGACACATCAGAGGGTGCAACATATGGTGATCCGTACAATTTGAGAGGTACAGTCGAAATTGCACCGACAGACGCAGGCGGCAGTGATGTTTTTGACGCCGATAACGGTGCGTATGAAACATCAAACTACATTGAAAAATTAGGTCACGACATCACAAATGCCGATATTCCGCCGGAAGTTGATTCAATGTGGCGTGGACTGACACAAAAAGACGGTGTAGTAGAGGTCGGCAACGATACAAAAACCGTTTATTTCGGTGTTGCGTGGAGAATTATGAAATCCGACGGCTCATACCGTTATGTAAGATATTACAAGGGTTCGTACAGCTTTGCGTCAAACGTAGGCGGTAAGACTAAAGCGTCAAGCGGTGCACCTGAAAAGCAAACCGCAAAGGCTACATACACAGCCGTACAACGTGATTTTGACAACAACTATTACGCATACTTTGACGAAAGCGATTTGCCGGAAGGTGTCACAAAGACAGAACTTGAAGAAAACTGGTTTAAGGATATGAACTACTATCCGGTGAAGAAAGCACTTTAAGACAAGGCACGCCGAAAGGCGTGCTTTTTTCGTATAGAGAGGAGTAAGTAACAATGCAAAGAGTATTAACATTTGTACACAACAAAAAGAAGTATGTATCAAAACCGTGGTGTTTCGGTGCGGCAACGTTGGTTGAAAAAGAATATATGGACGTTGCAGAGGGTGAAAAAGTAACGGCTACATCGGTATGTGCAGATGCCGTTGACTATCTGTTTGAGGGTACAGAGGCGACACAAGATATTTTGGACACGGCTGTTTCAGCAAAAATGAGAATGTGTCGTGAAGTTATGAAGTGGTTTATGGACGATTTTACGGGAAAAAACGAGGAAAGCCTGCCCGAGCAGGCAACCGAAAAGGAAGATTAAGCGATTTATATGGGACAATGCTGAAATATCATGGTATATTGCCGAATGATTTGGCAAAACAAGACCCAAGATTATTACTTGCAGTTATAATCGAGGACGAGGAAGAAGAATATATGGGAAATGACCCGTATTTAAAAATGTTTTATGGAATGTAGTGAGGTGATTTGTAGTGGCTGACGCGGCGGAATTAGTAGTAAGAATAAGAGGTGACGCGTCCGACTTAGAGGCGACAATAAGCGGTGTATCGCAACAACTCGAAGAATTGGAACGAACACAAAGCAATACAAATGGTGTGAAAGGTGTAAGAGAAAGCACAAGTGCATATCAAGGTCTTGCAAGTCAGCTTAAAGATACCGGAAAAGGTATAAAAGAAGTCGGCGAAAGTATTGACACGATAACAAAACCGATACAATACGCATCAACGGCTCTTGCCGCCGGAGGTGTTGCAAGTGCGAAGTTTGCGATAGATTTTGAGGATAGTTTTGCCGGAGTTAAAAAGACGGTTGACGCTACACCGGAACAGTTAGCCAAAATAAAGCAAGGCATTATTGATTTGTCAACAACAGGTATTGACGGCAGAGGCGCGATACCACAAACAACGACTGAACTAAACGAACTTGCGGCGGCGGGCGGTCAGTTAGGCATATCCCAAGAAAACATTATCGACTTTACGGAAGTAATGGCACAAATGGGTTCAGCTACAAACCTTGTCGGCGAAGAGGGTGCCGCAACATTGGCACGTTTTCAGAATGTTGTGGGTGTCGGTCAAAACGAAATCCGTAATATCGGCAGTGCAATCGTTGATTTGGGTAACCACAGTGCTACGACTGAATCGGAAATCGCGGCAATGGCATTGCGTATGGGTAAATACGGTTCATCTGTACGAATGTCAGCGGCGGATGTGTTGGGTTATTCTGCGGCACTATCATCATTAGGCATTGAGGCACAAATGGGCGGTAGTGCGATAGGTCGTACGTGGCTATCCATAGAAACAGCCGTTGCAAACGGCGGTGAAGGTTTAAAGACATTTGCAAAGTACAGCGGTAAAAGTGCGAAAGAGTTTAAAGAGCAGTGGAATACTGACAGCTCCGGTGCATTTAACGGACTGTTAAAAGGCTTGCAGTCTGCCGAAAATCTAACTGTTGCGTTAGATGATTTAGGCATAAACAATACACAGGATATACAGGCTATGATGGCATTAGTCAACGGTTATGATTTAGTAACCGAGAGTGTCAATCGTTCAAACACCGCATACCAAGAAAATACGGCACTACAAGAAGAATTTAACGCAAAGAATGAAACGACCGCATCAAAATTGGCTAACACAAAAAACAATATTGTTGAGGCGGCGAGAAGTATCGGCGAAACAATGTTACCGTCAATACAAGACGCAAGCACCACAGTAGCTGATTTTGCAAAAGGATTGTCGCAAATGGACGACGAACAAAAACGTGTTGTTGTTAATACGGGTGCGACAGTTATTGCGATAGGTGCTATTTCAAAAGTCAGTGCCGGAGCAATCAAAGGTGTTGGCGGAATTGTTGAGGCAGTCGGCAACATCAAAAAGGCATTTTCAGCAGGCGGAGCATTGGCGAAGTTTGCACCGACACTTGCGAGCATAGGTTCTGTTGCCGGACCTGCGGCGTTAGCTGTTGCGGGTATTGCTACGGCGGCGATAGGCGGAAAGGTTGCATATGACAAATGGTATCAATCGCAATACAGGTGGAGCGAGGGACTATCCAAGGGTAATGAAAAGGTCAAAGAAAGCCTTGAAAAATACAAATCGCTGAATGAAGTACAGGGGCAAATCAAATCGTTAAAAATGGTTATTGAAAGCCCTGAAAGCAGTCAAGAACAAGTTGACAATGCAAAAAGCAAGTTAGAAGAAATAAAGGAAATGCTATCGCAAGAATATAATCTTGTAATCAATTCCGATAATTCTAATTTGGACGACGCTGTTGAACAAGTAACAAAACTAACCAAGAATGAATTGCAATCTAACATAAATAATCAACGTGCCGAATTATCTGAATTAGTAAATAATAATGCTAATTATATACAAACACGACGCGAGGCACAAGAAAATTATAACCAAGAATTAGAATTGCAGACTAAATATTCAGAGGCAAAGTCTAAAGTCAGTGATATTACCGCAAAAATAGCGGACAATGAAATTACTGCGGCTGAGGGATACGAAAAAGCCAAAGAAATATATAAAAATACAATAGGTAGTGACTATGAAAATGCGATAACGGATGAATCCGCTAAAAATGCAGAAAGTGTGCTTGCCTCGATAACTGGTAGTTATAAGGTTGCGACAGGAATACTTGAAGATTATAAAAAACAACTTGATGATTTGGACGGTTCACATCAAGAACTACATGATACAGCAGAAGAACTGTCTAACATGGAGCTTGAATTGTTAAAAATGTCAGTGGCAAATAAGGATAATGAGAGTGTGGAAAAATCATTGTCCGATATGAAAGAATTTATTTCAGCGGGCAAACTGGATATGAACAGTTATGCTCAAGCCGCGGCATTGGCAATGAATGGAGTTGATAATTTAGAGTCTGCGTGGGAAAAAGCGGCAAATGGTGACGGAACAGAATTGAATAATATAATTAACGATTATGTTCATTCAATGCAAAAGTTTGGAGCATATTCAGGTGATATTGCAACAAATGCCGCTTTACTGCAAAACGGATTTAAGACTGTAAAAGAGGCTGCCGAAAACGGTAAACTTGATGTTATTACCGAACAGGCAAACGAATTAGCACACAGCATGGGGCTGATTCCGGAGAATAAGCGTATAGTCATAGATGCCGACGGGAACATTTCGGTAGTAAAGGAACTTCAACAGGCTGTAGATGATGTAAATACAAAAGGTGACGTAAAACTGCAAGTCGGTGCAGAGGGCGATATTTCTGTATTGGACACAGCTGATGAAAAATTAAAAGAACTTGTCAAAAATGACGAAGTTCAGATTAAATTTAATATCGATACAGGCGGTTTTGATATTAACGATTTGAATGGTAATAAGTTGGGTGAAATCACTGCAACGGGTAAAGTTATATGGACTAATGACAGCACAGAACCCGACAACTATACGGCACCACCCAAAGAGGGCAATGTTACATTTAAGAAGAATAGTGCAGAACCTGACGGCTATCAACCAGAAGACAAATTTGCGACAGTCCATTATACTGTTTCTGTTGAGGGTTCGTCTATAGAGGGACTAAGCGATAAAAATGTTCCGGCGGCCAAGTTTGGCAGTTCGGGAATGTTCGTAAAAAAAGCCAAAAAAGCCAAAGGTACACAAAATTTTGAGGGCGGTTTGGCAATGGTTAATGATGAAAAGGGTATATCTGACCCGCGAGAATTAATCGTTGATAAAGGACGTGCATTTATACCACAGGGCAAGGACGTAGTATTGCCGTTGTCAAAGGGTGCAAAGGTGTACACAGCGTCACAAACCAAGGCGATAATGTCGGGTATGGGTATACCGCATTACGCAACAGGAAAAGACAATTCGGACGCGTTTACATCAGCCAAGGACGATTGGACGCATTACACAAAAACGCACGCAGTAACGACCGCACAAGAATTAGAGAAGTGGTTAGAATTTCAAGAGAAATTCAAGTCGAACGACAAGGATATTGCCGATATTGAGGAACAAATTTTCAGTCTGACACAAAAACGCACACAGGAGTTAAACAACCTGTCAAAGTCGTACATTGAAGAACGTGCGGCACTGAATGACTGGGACGACAACGGCGACGATCCTATTGACGCATTTACCCGTATTCGTGACCGCAATATGGCGGAAGTAGAGGCAGGACGTATGACGTGGGAGGACTATACGACAGAAATGTCAAGTATAGGTTCAACGTTATACGACAATATGACCGAATACAGTCGCGATTGGTTGGAACACCAAGAAAAATACAACGGTATGAGTGCCGCCGATTATATCGCAGGTATCGGCAGAATACAGACGTACACCGAACAAATGTACGCACAGGGTATAATCAGTCACAAAGAATATGTAGAGGCAAAAAACAAGCTGAATGATGAGTATTTGGACAAGCGTAAAGAACAAATTGAGAAAGAGTACGACATATCAAAAAACTACATCAGTGAACATACATATTTTAACGACTGGCAAGATAACGGCGACAGTCCGCTTGACGCGTACAACCGAGTTATGGACAGGCACCGTGAGGAATTGGCGAACGGTGAGCTGACACAGGACGAGTTCGACAAGTACCAAAGTGAATTAGGTTCGGATATGTATTCGGAGCGTGTGGAGCAGTCAAAGAACTGGTTGGAAGAACAACGCAAGTATTACGGTATGACTGATGAAGAATATATCGCCGGTTTAAAACGTATTCAGCAGTATACACAGGAATACTATGATTTGGGGTTAATCAGCCGCAAAGAATACAACGAAAATATGACTGAACTAAATCACGATATGTTCGACCAAGCGGGCGAATCGTTTGACAATATGCTACAGCAACAACAGGACTACATCAACAAACTGCGTGATGAATTTTCTGCACAGGAACAGGCCCTACAGGACAGTTGGGACGTACAGGATCGCAAGGCTGATATGTCCGAAACACAGGCGCAGTTGGATATTTACGCAAATGCAGTAACAGACAGAGGACAGCAGAAGTACAAAGAACTGCAAGAGCAGATGAAACAACTGCAACGTGACGAGGAATTGTATCAACTGCAAGTCAAAAACAATGCCACTATTGAAAAATTAGAGGCGGAGTATGACGCGTTGGAAAACAGCAAGGCTGATTTCATCAAGTCCATTGCAACCAACATTGACAGTATAGACGTGACAGGCATTGTGGCGGATATAACACAGGAAGTCAGCGGCGGCAATGACAAGATAACCAAGACGTTAAGTGAGATTATAGACGCAATTAAGGGCATTAAGATTGAACAGCAGAATTATAACAACAACAGTAAAATCACAATCAATACGACTGACAGCGCCGTTTTGGGTAGCTATGTATAACGTGCGGAGGTAGAAAATGCGAAACGGATTTTATTTTAAAAACAAACATTCAAACGATTTCGGCGTGACTGTACAAACGCAGTCACGTCCGATTAAACCGGAAATGAAAATACAGACATATGACAGCCCGTATATAGACGGTGAATATGATTTTTCAACGGCAAATGCGTACAACCGTGAATTTTATAAAAACCGTGTATTTAAAATGAATTTGCAAATATCGGCGGCGGATATGTCTGAACTGAACAGCAAAATCACAAAAATCACAACGTGGTTAATGGGACGCGGTGAGTTGATATTTGACGACACACCCAATGTCAAATGGAAGGCGTCGGTTATTGAAACAATAGATTATAAACCCGAAAACTACGGACACAAAGCCGTTATTTCGGTGTCGTTCAAAGTGCAGACGTGGGCGGCGTTGGTATTTGATATTTTTGACGGTCCGATTTTGGATAACCCAAATATTAAATTAGATGATGAAATACCAATCGGACCGAATGAATATTACACGATTACAACGGCAGGCGACAGTACAATACATAACACAGGCGACCGCTCTGTCAGACCTGTTTTGCGTGTTACAAACGTCACAAAACCTACAACGATAACCTGTAACGGTATCAGTATTACGGTGTCGGAAAACTGCGTTATTGACTGCGACAAACAGTCGGTAACAGACGTAAACGGCAACAGTATTATGAAAAAAATCAACGGTAATTTTTTTGAACTGGAAACAGGGGCAAATACAATAAATTTATCCACGACGGCAACGGTTGAATTTTCATTCTATCCGCAGTACGTTTGGAATACAGAAACGGAGGATATATACAAATGGGACAGATAACATTTATGCGATTGCACGACAGATATACAGACAGTTTTGAAACGGGCGAGGTGCTGAATAACGCCTATAACGTCAAGGAAACAAGGATATTAAATGATACGGGTAGTTTGGAATTTGATTATCCGTATGATGAAAAGGCGCGTCTAATCAGTCAAAATATGTTGGTTAGCGTAAATAACCATATTTACGAAATCAGCCGAACAACACGAAATATGAGCGGTACAGATGTGTTGCACGTTTACGGTACACCGCATTTTGTATATGAGGCACAGAAAGCGTTTATACCGACAATCGGCGACCATATCGGAAAAAGTTCAAGAGTGGTATTGCAAGCGGCGGTTGATATTATATCAAAATTCAAAAAGTCTGTAGGTGAGAATTGCATTTTTCACATTATGACAAATGCGGAGCTAAGCGAAAAGGGAATGAAGTGGGTTGCAGATGATGAACTGCTGATTGATTTTTTTTCTACCGACAAAACGAATTTGTGGGACGTTATAAAAACGATAATAGAAAATTTGGGGCGTGGCGAGATATTCCACGAAACAACTATTGACAGTAATAACAACATTGTATGTAACATTGCCATTGTTGAACGTATCGGCACAGATAACGGCGTCAGACTGCGTTTAGAAAAGAATATGCAAAGCATATCAATAGAACGCAACGTAAGCGATATGATAACGCGTTTATGGGCGTTCGGAAGTGATGATTTAACGGTCAGCAGTGTAAACGGCGGCAAAGCATATATAGACAGTCCAAACATTGAAAAATACGGAGTACAAGAGGGGTACAAAGATTACAGCGACTATACGTCAGCGGACAAACTGTACCGTAATGCAAAGTGGGAGTTTGACGAGGACAACGAAGATAGAATAGATGCACCGCAGTTGACAATCAGCGGTAAATTGATTGACCTATCCAAATTAGCTGAATACGGTGCGGCGGAAAAGTTGGAAATAGGCGATACGGTACACGTATTTGACATAGACGGTACGGAATATGTGCAGAGGGTAATTGAGTATCAGGCATATCCGTTAGAGCCGAAAGAATCTAATATATCAATCGGGCATATCAGACGTGATTTTTTTATCGGGCTATGGCAGACAGAACAGGCAACAAAGAAACATGCAAAGTGGCAGACGGCGAACAACAGTGTAAATATCCGAAAAGTACAAGGAACGGTGAACACAGACCGAAACAAGGTGCAGTCGGACAATAAGCTGTTGAAAATTGTCGGCGATTTGTTGACGATAAAAGATACAAATAACCGCGTTCGTGTACGTTTGGGAAATTACAACGGTGAATTTGTTTTTATCATTTACGACAAAAACAAAAAACAGGCGATATACCTAAACGAGGACGGCGAGGGTGTTTTTGCCGGAAGTATTCAGACAATGAAAGACTGTCTGATACAGGGTATGTTGCGTGTTGGTATGGCAGGCAACAACACAAAAGGTATTGAATTTTACGGCGACAGTTATCAACCTGACAAAGACGGTAACTATTCAACACCGTATGCACGTTTGGTACCGTATGTGGCAAATAATGAAGATTATAAGGGTATAAATGTTGAGGGCGGCGAGTTGTGCGTTGATGAAAGTCCTGTTGCAACAACCAAGGATATAAATAATCTATCAAAACAAATAGAGGCACTGACAGAAAAAGTAAACAACCTAAAGAAACAAATTGACACAATGTCATAAAAAATACTACCCTTATTTTGAGGGTAGCTGAATTAACGTAAGCTGTTTATAGTTGGTATTATGGTAGAAACATAGTAATCATACGGAATGTGTTCAATATCTTTTTCGTATAGAGGAATATCGGTTAATATTGGATTCAATAAATCGTCTTTTTTACAGAGTTCGTGTCCGAAAAATTCATAATCGCCTAAGCCTATAGTTACTAACATATCATTAATATCATACATACTGACATACTGTACACCGTCACGTTTTTCAATAGGTAGTTCCGGCAAAAGTGACAAGTTAGTTGTGTACGGCTTGACGGTCGGTGTCGGTGTTGGTTCTGCGGTGGTATCTGTATCAATCGTAATAGTGTTGTCACTGAAACCAACATTGAAAACGCCGACAGCGTCGGCAACGTCACGTAATTTGAAATATGTATTATCGTTGATGTTGTAACCCTCAATCGCCGTTTCTGTACCGTTTACGGCAACAGGGAACGGGTTAGCCGTTACGGCATATTCTACGGCGAAACCTGTCGCGGTCGCACAGATTATACCGCCTGTTATAAAACCTAATATAAATTTTTTCATAATAATAACCTCCTTTTTTGAAAATAGTATATACCAAATAATAAAAAAATTCAATAAAATTTTGAAAAAAGTATTGACAAATGCGTATAAAGGGCGTATAATATAAAATGAAAGGAGGAAAAGAATATGAAAAGAAACGATTTCATAAAGCTGTTGAAAAAGAACGGCTGGACACTAAAACGAAATGGTTCAAATCACGATATTTACCATAACGGTAAAGAAACAGAGCCAATACCACGACACACAGAAATTGATGAAGATTTAGCCAAAGCAATCATCAAACGACGGGGACTTAAATAGTCCCCCCGTCGGGTGATTATAAATATATATATAATTTTTTTAAGGAGGAACAGATATGAAAAACGCATATCCTATAATTTTAACACAAGGACAAAAATACGTTGTTGTATCAATACCCGATTTTGATATTAATACACAAGGTGAAGATTTTGCGGACGCAATGGAAATGGCAAGGGACGCAATCGGATTAATGGGAATAGATATACAAGACGACGGAAAAGAATTGCCGACACCAACCCCAATATCAGAATTAACAGTTGAAAATGGTGTTGTGACATTGGTAGATATAGATTTTGATGTTTACCGTCGTAAAAATGAACTACGGGCAGTCAAAAAAAATTGTACTATTCCGAGTTGGTTAAACTATGAGGCGGAAAAAGCAAATATTAATTTTTCACAAGTATTGCAAAATGCGTTAATGGAACAGCTAAAAATTAGCCGATAAAACAAACAGAAATTAAGCACGTCTTACGGCGTGCTTTTTTCGTACCAAAAATGAGGTGACACAATGTACAGACGAATACCACCATAGCACGCTTACGGCGTGTTTTTTTAATGAGATCACAATTAATTACGATTTAGAAAGGACGGATAAAATGAAATTAAATTTTAATTTTGACGGTAAAACATTTTTATCGAAATGGTGGAAGATTGTTCGTGATAATTTCACGGCAATTCAAACCGACCACAACACACTGTCCGACAAATTGGACACAGAAATCACGCAACGCACCAACGCTGATGTAGGGTTGGCAGACAAAATCACCGCCGAAACCAAGGCAAGGGAAAGTGCGGATAGTTCGTTAAGCAGTCGCATAAACAACGAAGTGACAATACGACAGGCGGCGGATAATGAACTGCAACGTAATATTGACAGTGAAATCACCGAAAGACAGACGGCAGATACCAATATTTCAAATTCAGTGAAAGCCGAAGAATCAGCAAGAAAAAGTGCTGACAAAGAATTGAAAGCACGTATTGATGAAATCAATGCGAACACCGAAACAACTATACTGTTTGGCGACAAAAAGCAACATACAGTAAAATTTGTTGCACCGAGTAAGCCTACACTATATTTTGACGGACAACAAGAATATGATGGCGAGAGTATGACGGTTGATATTACACTGAAAGACGCGTTTTACATTGACGGGAAACAGATTGCCGGAACGTTTTCAGAACTGTGTATAAATGTACCGATAGACGGCATTTATATTGTTGTTCGCTATGATTTTATTAAAAATACGTGTAGTATATCATCAAATTCTACATCTGTACCGTCGGCAATTTCGGGTAATGTATGGACATTTACATTGTATCATATTCACGAGATAAATTTAGAAATGAAGATAGACAGCGAATCGCCGACAGGGGAAAGATATGAGTTTGTATCGGCGACGGTTGATTATGTCATAGAAAACGAAAATGCCACAGGCGACAGTTATTTCATAACCAATACATACGAACGTGTTCGTACATTGGCAGATTTGGCAACTGTCAATAAAAATTCATTTATTGACGCTGTAAATGAAAATGCAAAAAATATTACAGACATCACCAAAAACCAAATATTTGTCATGTGCGACGGCGACCACGACGAATTAAAATTACAGGCGGCGATAGATAGCGCGCCGTATAAAAGTATTATATATCCTGTAGGTGAATTGTGCGTTATCACAAATGCAAATATGAAGTCGGGTTACGGAATGACGGGAACTAATAACGGTGTGGCAATTCCGTTGAAGGGCGGTATGTCGTTAGACGGTTCGATGTGCGATACAATTATGTTCAAAAACACAAATCCTGCTGAAAAACAGTATATTTTCCATTTGCCGGATGGCGCTAAAATGCAAAATGTAAAATTTACAGAGGACACGGACACTGTAACGGCGGACACGGTTAATCCGACAGTATTATCAGCGCAAAGTAGTTCACAGATAATATCCTGTACATTCTACGATATATTCAGTACACATCAATTCGGTGTATCAACGTTTGAAATGAGCAACGTTCTGTTTTTGAACAACGTCATAGATACGTTCGCAGGTGCACCGGCAAATAATTTGACATACGAAATAAAAATCGCAGGCAATTCGTTTGTTATGGGTAACAAATTTTTGAATTTCACGCAAAAAGAACAATCGTTAGGATATATGCTACAGGCGTCAACCGTTATATTTGTAAACAATTATATGTCCGGTTTTACAAATTGCAGTATTGATATAGACAAAAAAATAGTAGGTAATATATTTAAAACGTTTACTGATTGCAGTATCGATATAGGTGGCGAAATTTCGGACAATGAATTTACAACGATTACGCAGAACACAAAAAGCCCATTTATATACGCTGGGATTGCATTAATCAGTGGAAACCGAATATCCAATATAAAAATTAATTCCGCATATATTGATGTTATCGAATGCGGAAATAATGCCGTTATATGCGGAAATTATATTCAGATTGCCACCGGTCCTGCGTCGGGACAATGTAATCTAATATCAGCCAGCAGTCGGACGCTGATAGCAGATAATATATTTAGGACAGCGGCGTCTGTAACGGCAAATGCAGATTTTTCAATTATATACAGCGACGGTAAAACAGTAGTCAAAAATAACGTGACAAATGCCGTATCAATCGGAACATTCGGTGATACGTGTGTTGTGGACGGAAATGTGACAGGGGGTGACGCGTAATGTACAAATTTCATATGAAAAACGGAACAGCGTATTTCTATGAACACGGTGTTGAAATTGACGGCACAGTGTACGGAATACATACCGATAGGGATATATTGCGTATAAAACGCAGGATTGTCAATGATAAATTCGCCGAAACTGACGACAATTTTGATATGGGCGTCGAAATCGCAAAAATTCAGCATACGGACATAACATTTGAACAGCCTACGGCGGAACAGTTGGAACAGATACAGGCGAAAACATACAACAGTATGACAGAATTAAAACAGCACGTTCAGTCTGTTATGAACGGTGACGAAACAATGTCACAGGACGAAATCAACGCAATGCTGATGTTACAGATTGCAGAGTTAAAGGCAGGTGTTGGCGGTGAATAAAACATTGATAAAAAAATACTATCAAATGGGTATTTACAAAGAAAAACATTTAGATATATTCGTCAAGGCGGGATATATCACAGAGAACGAGAAAAAAGAAATTATGGAGGGCTGATATGGAGGCAGAAAACGAAAAAGAAGTGTGGGAGCGTCTGACTGCCGTAGAGCAGTCCACCAAGTCGGCACACCACAGAATTGACGGTATCGAAAAACTGACCGAAAGCGTCCACATCATAGCTACGGAAACTAAGGCAATGCGTGAGGACGTAAACGATATTACATCACGGGTAGACGAAATAGAAAAACGTCCTACAAAGCGATACGAAACGGTAGTTACCGCCATTATTACGGCAATAGTGGGCGGTTTGATAGGTTATTTTGTTAAAATGTTAGGATTTTAGTATTTTAGAAATTAGGAGGTACATTAAAATGAAAGAATGGCTAAAATGCGCGGGTATTCGTGCAATAAAAACAGTAGCACAAACAGCGATTGCGACAATCGGTACGGCCGCCGTACTGGGTGACGTCAACTGGGTAATGGTTGCGTCAGCGGCGGCATTGGCAGGCGTACTGTCGTTGCTGACATCAGTTGCGACGGGATTGCCGGAAGTAAATAACGAAAAGGAGTGATTGAATATGACGGATAAAATTTTTATAAATGCAGTAAAAACATTAATCGCAAACTATTTTAACAATAATGTTGATGTGACAGACGGTAAGAAAATCACCGCAGACGATGTATATATCGTTTGGAGCTGTAAGACGCTACAGAATTTTAAAGCATTAGCGTCAACAACCGTATCGGACGGAATGTATTATGAAATTACATACAACGGCGATAAAAACGAGATATATTTTGACGCGTACAAGAAGTGGAAAAATATGACGGTAAAGGAGTGGTAATTTATGCGCATTGGAATTAATTGTGGACATACCGTAAGCGGACAAGTTGGTTGTGGCGCGGTAGACTACATAGACGAAAGCGTGGAGGCACGAAATGTCGGTTATGCACTTGAAGATTTACTTAAAAAAGCAGGTCATACAGTATATGACTGTACAAACGATTACGCACCGACAGTAAGTTCAAATTTAAAACAGATAGTTGATATGGCAAATTCACAGTCACTTGACTTGTTTGTATCAATTCACTTTAACAGTGGCGGTGGGCAAGGTACAGAGGTGTGGACTTACGGCGGCAAAAAGTTTGATGAGGCAACAAATACTTGCAAGGCAATAAGTGAATTGGGTTTTAAAAACAGAGGTATTAAAGACGGCTCTAAGCTGTATGTGGTACATCACAGTGACGCGAAAGCTATGCTTGTAGAAGTGTGTTTTGTTGATACGGACGACGCAGAAAAATATAAAAAGATTGGTGCGGCAGAGTTCGCAAAAGCAATTTTCAAAGGAATAACAGGGCAGGAAACAGAAAGCGAGGATTTAACAATGTCACAATATACAGAATTAAAAGAATTAATCGAAAAACAGGCGGCGGAAATTGCCGATTTAAAAAACATCAACAAACAGTTGGTAAACGTAGTCCAAACTACAATGGTATACGATTTCAATGATGACAATATGCCACCGTGGGCGCGTCCTGCGGTGCAGGCGGCTATGGACTGTGGTGCGGTACAAGGTGATGAACAGGGCAGACTGGGTTTGTCCTATAAAGATTTAAGAGCCATATGCCGAGAGTACCGTTGTGGTATGTATGATAAATAG